GAGAACCGGATCATTGCCAGGATTAACGGAACGTACGTCCGCGCCGCCGAGTGTCGCCTACGTGAGGAACTGGTGCACGAGAAGATCAGCGCGCTGGCGGCTGGCGTTCACAAAGCAGGAACGCCGCCGGATCGTTAAACCCGGCGGCGGCGTGGAGGCGGTTAGCGCTTGGTGGTTCGAGTAGCGTCCTTGATCTCGCAAGCGATCCGGTGTTCGCCGTCGATTCCGCGCGCCCACACTTTGTAGACGTACGGGCAAAGCGGCGATTCGCCGTGTTCCAGGCGGCGCATCCGGGAGGAGATGTCGTCGCGGGCGATCTCTCGCGCCTCGCTTACGTTGGCGACTATGGCGACCGGTTCGTACTGGCCGTCTTCGGACTCGGCGATCAGCATCGCGAGGCCGAGGTCGGTGGCGTCGGTAATCTCGACTGCGAATCCGTTGTACTGGTTCTGCTTCTTCGTGGTGGTTTTCATGACATGACGATTCGTCACTCCGGTGCGACCGGAAGGCAAGTCAGTAATCGCGACGTGCCGTAAAAAAAGCCGCCCGTTTCCAGGCGGCCGATTGGGAGGCAGGCGTTGCTACTTGGCGATCTTGTAGGTCCGCTCTCCCGCGTCGTTCTTGCTGGACTCGACCGTGAGGCCCATCTTCTTGGTCAGGTTTCCGCTGATGAAGCCCCGGATGCTGTGGTTCTGCCAGTCGGTGGCCTTGGCGATCTCGGCCATCGTCGCGCCCTTGGGGCGGCGCAGGAGATCCAGGACGATGTTCTTTTTCGAGAACTCGCGCGGCACCTTAGCCTCCTTCGCTTTGGCGGCGCTCTTGCTGGCGACATTCTCCTTGGCCTGCTTCTTCGGGGCGGCCTTGGCCTGCTTGGCAGCTTTCTTCGCGTCCTTGTTGGCCTTGGGCGCGCCCTTCTTCTGGCTGGCAGCCTTCTTCGAGGCGGCCTTCTCCGGCGCGACGTGCGCGCCCTGTTCCGCAACGGCGGCGGATTCTGTGGTCGTGGTAGCTTCTGCGTTCTTCATCGAGGTGTTTATCCTTTCGGCGGTTGATCCGCGCATGACGATTCATCACTCCGGTGGCCCCGGAAGGCAAGGGCTTTTCTCGGGAATAAACGCATGCCAGTCATGAGCCAGCGGGCATACGCTCGTCATCGCGGAGTCTCGGCCAGCACCGTTCAGAAGGCCATCGGGAGCGGCCGTATCCACACGTTGCCCAACGGCCAGATCGATTCCGAGATTGCCGACGCGGAGTGGGCGCGCAACACCCAAACACAAGCGCCACCCGTTGACCGGCGTGGTCAGCCCGAGGAGGACGGCGAGGTATTCGGCGCATCGCAGTATACGAAGGCGCGGGCGGTGCGCGAGCACTATCAGGCGCGCCTCGCCAAGATCGATTACGAGGAACGGATCGCAAAGCTCGTCTCGGGCGAACAGGTCCAGGTCGCCGCCTTCAACAAGTTCCGCCAGTTTCGCGATGCCATGATCAACATCCCTGACCGGCTGGCGGCGATGCTTGCCGCCGAAACGGTAGAGGCCACTGTGCATGCGCTACTGACCACGGAAATACGGAAAGCTCTGAATGATTTTGCCGACGAATCTAACGGCTGAAGAGATCTACGACGCAGCAGCCGCGGCCGGCGCGCGACCGGACCCGCTGCTCACGATCTCGCAGTGGGCCGACCGATACCGCTGGCTGTCGCAGCGCGCGTCTGCAGAGCACGGACGCTGGCGCACGGAGCGGACACCGTATCTGCGCGAGATCATGGACTGCCTCTCGCCGTCTTCTTTGATTGAGCGTGTGGCGTTCATGAAAGGTGCGCAGATTGGTGGCACGGAGTGCGGCAACAACTGGATGGGGTACGTCATCCACCAGGCGCCGGGCCCGATGATGTCGGTGCAGCCGACGGTCGAGATGGCCAAGCGTAACTCGAAGCAGCGCATCGAGCCGCTGATCGAGGAGTCGGAGGTATTGCGGAAGCTCGTCCGCGATCCGCGGTCGCGCGACTCCGGCAACACGGTTCTGTCGAAGGATTTTCCAGGCGGCGTGCTGGTGATGACCGGCGCGAACAGTGCGGTCGGCCTCCGGTCGATGGCGGCAAGGTATCTGTTCTTGGACGAAGTGGACGCCTATCCCGGTGATGTGGAAGGCGAGGGCGATCCGATCACGCTGGCGATGGCGCGCACGCGGACATTCGCACGCCGCAAAGTATTTCTGGTATCGACGCCGAAGATTACCGGCATGAGCCGGATCGAGGCGGCCTATGAAGAGAGCGACCAGCGGAAGTATTGGGTGCCGTGCCCCACGTGCCGCGAGTTCCAGATCCTGAAGTTCGCGCAACTCCGGTGGCCGAAGGGCGATCCGCAAAGTGCGGCTTATGTTTGCGAGCACTGCGGCCAGGAGATTCGCAACCACCAAAAGCAGTCGATGCTGGCGCGGGGCGAGTGGCGCGCCGGAGCCAAGGGCGATGGCAGGACGGCGGGCTTCCACATCTCCAGCCTGTACAGCCCGGTCGGTTGGTTCTCATGGGGCGACGCCGCAAAGCAGTTCGAGCAGGCGCAGAAGAATTCCTCACTGCTCCAGGTATTCGTCAACACGGTGCTCGGCGAGACGTGGACCCTGCTGGGCGAAGCGCCAGACTGGAAGCCGCTCTACGACCGGCGCGAGGAATACAAGACCGGCATCATCCCGCGCGGAGGTCTTTTCCTGACAGCAGGCGCGGATGTTCAGAAGGACCGCATCGAAGTCGAAGTCGTAGCGTGGGGACGCGGGAAGGAATCGTGGTCCGTCGACTACCGCGTGATCGAGGGCGACACATCGCGCCCGCAGGTGTGGGACAGGCTCACCGGGCTGCTGAATGAAACGTTCACCAGTGCAAGTGGTCTCGAAGTGCCGATCACACAACTCGCGGTGGATTCCGGGTACGCCGCGACGGAGGTCTACACGTGGGCCCGGAAACAGGGCCATCGCGTAGTCGTCATCAAGGGCGACTCGCGCGCCGCAGCGCTCCTGGGCAACCCTGCGCCGATTGAAATTGGACCACTCGGTGCCAAGATCAAGCGCGGCGTAAAGGTCTGGCCGGTTAACTCCGGCATGGCGAAAGAGGAGTTGTACCGCTGGCTGCGATTGGAACGACCCACCGACGAAGATCTCCAGCAAGGGCAATCCTTCCCACCCGGCTACTGCCACTTCCCGCGATACAGCGAAGAGTACTTCAAGCAGATCACCGCCGAGCAACTGGTCACAAAGATCGTTAAGGGCTACCGGCGGCACGAGTGGCAGAAGATGCGCGAACGCAACGAGGCGCTGGATTGCCGGGTCTACGCTCGCGCGGCGGCGAGTCGGATCGGGTTGGATCGCTACCAGGAGAAACACTGGCAGGCAATCGAAGACCGCATGGGAGTGCCGAAGACTCCCGAGACATCTCCGGCTACTCCAGCCGCGCCAGCCGGATCGCGCCCGCAGCCCCGCCCTGCTAGGAGACGGACTTGGGGCCGGTTCTAAGGGGAAGCGATGGCGTATACACAGAGTCATTTGGATGCACTGCAAGAGGCGCTGGCCTCCGGTACGTTGACGGTCACCTTCGATGGACGCAGTATGACGTACCGTTCCGTCCAAGAATTGCAGCGCGCAATCTCCGTTGTGCAGAACTCGCTGAACGTGCAGTCCGGTAAGCGCGTTCGGCAGTACCAACTGTCGGGGAGCAAGGGCTTCTAACTCGTGTTCAACCTGAATTCATTTCTGACCCGCTTCAAGCGGGGCGGGAGTGGTGCGTCCGCGCCGTCACCCACACGTCGCGCCAGTGGTGCGCCATACGAAGGCGCGACCACTGGTCGGCGGCTGGGCAACTGGGTCACGACGCGCGATGCGATCAACTCCGTCTGGTATCAGAGCGCGGATCAGTTGGTAGCGCGCTCTCGCGACATCGTTCGCAAGGACGGGTGGGCTTCGAAAGCGGTGGACGAATGGGTGTGCAACGCCATTGGCACCGGCATCAAGCCGCAGTCGATGCACAGGACTCTGGCGGTGAAGGAGAAGCTCCAGGCTCTCTGGTCTCTTTGGGCCAATGAAGCCGACGCTGCCGGGATGACCGACATCTACGGTCTTCAGGCGCTCGCGTTCCGGTCGATGGTCGAAGGCGGCGAGTGCTTCGCGCGCAGGCACGACCGCGATCTCCGCGAGGGTTTGAGCGTGCCGCTTCAGTTCCAGTTGCTCGAAGCGGAGCAGTTGCCGTTCTACCTGGCTCGGCCCACGCCGAACACGCCGCAAGGCAACGTCGTGCGCGCGTCCATCGAGTTCGATCCGTCCGGCCGCCGCACGGCCTACTACTTCTACAAGCAGCATCCGGGCGAGAGGATCTTCTTCCCCACCGATCTGGAACTCATGCGGGTTCCGGCCGCGGAGGTCATGCACCTGTTCAGGTCGCTCCGGCCCGGCCAATTGCGGGGAGTCCCGTGGATGGCGAACGCGCTGGTGCGGCTGTGGGAACTGGATCAGTACGACGACGCTGAACTGCTGCGGAAGAAGTTCGCCGCGATGATGATGGGCTTCATTACCCGCCAGAATCCCGACGACGCATTCTTCCCGAACGCCACCCCGCAGGAAGCGACCGACGCCGGAGGCGTGGCTGGCACCAGCGGTCCGGGCGTAGCGGTCGCGCAACTCGAAGCGGGCACCATGACCGAGTTGGAGCCCGGCGAGGACGTGAAGTTCAGCGAACCCGCAGACGTCGGCGGGAACTACGAGGCGTTTGAACGCATTCAGTTACTGCGGATCGCGGCGGGGCTGGGCATGCCGTACGACATGCTTACCGGCGATCTGTCGAGGACCAGTTATTCGTCGATCCGTGCGGGCATCCTCTCCTTCCGGCGGCTGTGTGAGCAGATCCAGTTCGGCGTCTTCATCTATCAGTTCTGCCGTCCGACCTGGCGCGCGTTCGTGGAGCAGGCGGTCCTGGCGGGTAAGCTCGACGCGCGCGATTATCAGCGGAATCGCGACGACTACCTGGCGGTCGAATGGCACACGCCGAAGTGGGCTTGGGTCGATCCGGAAAAGGACGTCAGGGCTGAAATCATGGCGATTCGCGCTGGTTTGAAAGCACGGAGCATGTCTATCAACGAAACCGGGCTGGATGAGGAAGAGGTAGACGAGCAGATCGCCCGCGACAACGAGCGCGCAGATCGGCTGGGCCTGGTGCTCGACTCCGATCCGAGGAAAACAGACGCGCGTGGCCAGGCGGCGAATGTACTTGAAACGGGCGACGGCGGCGATGGCCAAGATAGCAGCGCGCCCTCCGATCCGAAACCGGAACCGCCCAAGCCGAAGCGCAAGGAGCCTAAGAAATGAAAGCGAACTATCTCCCGCACCTCGCGGGACGGGTCTTCGGCGTTCCACTGCTGATCCAGCCGCAGAAGTTAAGCGTCATCCTGCAAGCCATCGGGCCGCGTCTTGGCCTGCGCCAAGCAGAGATCGAGATCGACGGGCTGGGCGCGCCGGTGGTCGCGCGAATGCCCGTTGACGAGGAGGACGATCCCGATGAGATGGCCCGGAGCCAGAAGCCGTATCTGGTGACTCCGGATGGCATCGCGGTCATTGCCGTCTCCGGGACGCTGGTCAAGAAGGCCAGTTGGCTCGACGCGGCGTCGGGGATGCAGTCTTACGAGAGCATCCGCGCGGACTTCCAGGATGCGGTGCGCGATCCGCGCATTCAAGGCATCCTGCTCGACGTGGACTCGCCTGGCGGCGAAGTCGGCGGTCTGTTCGACCTCGCGGACGAGATCTACAACGCACGGGCTGAGAAGCCCTGTATGGCCATTGCGGACGACGACGCGTTCTCGGCGGCGTATGCCATCGCCAGCAGCGCGCAACGCTTGTTCGTGACCCGCACCGGCGGTGTGGGCAGCGTCGGCGTGATCGCCTTGCACCTGGACCAGTCGGGCTTCGACGAGAGGGCCGGCAGGAAGTACACCGCAATCTTTGCGGGGGCCAGGAAGAACGATTTCAACCCACACGAGCCGCTGTCCGGTTCGGCCAAAGACGAATTGCAGGCCGAGATCGACCGGCTCTACGACATGTTCGTCGGCACGGTCGCGCGCAACCGGGAGATGAAACCGGCGTTGGTCCGGAACACCGAGGCGGGCCTGTGCTACGCGGAGAAGGCCATCAGTGCTGGCTTCGCGGATCAGGTTGGAACATTTGACGATGCGCTGAGTGCCGTTCTCGAAGCGGCGACGGCGCGCAAGCAAGCTCGCGTGGCGGCGTCTGCCGCAACGCAGATCCCCAAAGGAGAAACAACGATGAGTCAGCAAGTCGAAACGAAAACGGCAGACGCCCCCGCTGTACCGCTGGTTTCCGCCGACGTGAAACCCCCGGAAGCGCCTGCTCCAGCCGCAGCCCTGCCGGTGGTTGACGCCGCCGCAATCGAAACCCGATTGCGCGCGGAGTACGAAGAGATCGCGGTGCTCTGCACTCTCTCGGGCCATCCCGAATTGGTCGCGGAGTTGATCGCCAGCAAGAAGACGGTCGCCCAAGTCCGCGAGCACCTGCTTTCGCTCAAAGCGCAGGAATCCCAGCGGACGGCTGTGCAGTCGCACGTGCAGGGTAGCCCGACCGGCGCGGAAGGGCAGTTGAATGCCGCCGCGCAGCAACTCGCCGCCAGCCGCAACATTCCGTTCGCGCAGGCATACGTGGAGGCCATGAAACTCTACCCCGAGCTTTACCAGCAGTACCTCGCTGAGAAGTCGGCCCCGGTGCGGGCGAACTAGGGCTGCGAGCCAATCCACATCAAAAGGAGCAATCGATTATGGCTTTCGAAGTCAATTTGCAAACGGTCTCGGTCCCGGCGAGCGCTGACCTGTCCACGAAACAGTTCTTGTTCGGGACGATCAACGCCAGCGGGCAGGTGGCGGTAACCGGCGCGGGCCTCGCGTCGGATGGCGTCATCGCACTCGGTCCCAGCGCGCAGGGTCGCCCCTGCGGACTGGCGTCCTTCCCCGGTCAAATCGCGCGAGTGATGGCAGGCGCGTCTTTCGCCAATGGCGCGCTGCTCGAAGTAGACAGCAATGGAAAGGCGGTCACCCAATCCTCGGGCAAGATCGTCGCAAAGGCGCTGGCAGCAGCGGGCGCGGCGGGCGACATCGTCCCGGCGCT